CTCCAGGAGCAAGCCTTGGCCTTCGCACAGTTGAAGCCTGCTCAACGTGCAACCATGATGATGTACCAAGGCGGGGCTCAGTTGGGTAACGCAGCGGCGGGACTCATGGGTGCTCAAGACCCTGAGCTTCAGCGTATCAGTTCCCGACAGAAGCTACTTCAAGGTATCAATCCAGCAGACCCTCAGTCCCTCAAGGCTGCTGCACAGCAGGCCGCACAGGCAGGAGACATACCGGCTGCTCAGGAGCTTATCACCCGTGCTCAGGCGCTGGAGAAAGCCGCTGCAGATACTGCTCTGGCGGCTGCGCGTACCAAGCAAGCTGAGGCCGCTGCAAGCCGTGAGAATGCTCAGAAGCTCCCTCCTGATGTCCTCAAGGCTCAGCGGATTGCTGCACTACGTACCGGCCTACAGACTCTCAAAGGTATTGAGAACCCTTCTGAGGAAGTCTCAACAACCGTCAAGTCTATGGAGGCTGAACTCGCTGTCTACGAACACAAAGACCCTAAGTACTCTGCTTTAGGACAACAACTCATTGACGCTGGTTTCGTTCCTGGCACTCCTGAGTTCCAAGCAGAGATGCGTAAGCACCTTGAAGCAGACGTTAAAGGTAAATCCAAGGGCTCCGGTAACGTGACCATTGGCGCTATCAACACAGGTGTTCCCATCGACCCCAAGAAGACCGGAGAAGCAGCCGGAACGGAGGTAGGTAAGAAGATCGGAAACATTGAGGACCAGTACTCCGCTAGGGACAGCATCGGAGAAGCCATTACAAAACTAGACAAAGGAATCTTTGCTGGCTTGTACGGACCCGAAACGATGGCAGTTGCTAAGGCAACCTCTAAGAACAACCCTAAGGTTATCAACACCGAAGAGTTTATGTCGTACATCGGTAACGTGGTTATCCCTCGCCTTAAGGACTTCGGCGGTAACGACTCCGAAGAGGAACTCAAGTACCTCCAGAAAGTCATTGGCGGTAATCAACGTCTAGAGCCTGCTTCCATTAAGAACATCCTCCGTAGTGCTGAGAGGAAGATTAACCGGAACATTGAGCGTATCCAGAGACAGTCCCAAGCAGCGGCTACAGGTGCTCCTGCTCCCTTGGATGCCGGTCCTAGCCGTGCAGCCGACTCTGGAGGCTGGAGTATCAAACGAAAGGCTCCCTAATGGCTACTTATGAGATTACAGCCCCTGACGGGAATGTGTATGAGATTCAGGCCCCTGATGGGGCTTCTGAGGCTGACGTTCTCGCCTACGCAAAGTCTAACTACCAATCAGCCTCCAAGCCTGCTCCTGAGGCTCCAAAACAGCCTCGTAGCACCGCTGAGGAAATAACCCGACAGGTCGGCCTCACAGCCCGCCACGGCATTACAGGACTCTTGGCAGTCCCTACGGCGGCTGGGGACTTCCTCCACGGTGCTGCTGGCCTCGCAGGATTTGATGCGGGTACAAAGCCCTCTGACGGCCTTCAAGACCTCCTAACCCGTGCAGGGCTCCCTGAGCCTGAGAACGGCCTTGAGAGGGCCATAGGGGCTGGAGCTTCCGGCATGGCCGGTATCCCTGGCATGGCTATCCCTGCTCAAGCTGTCTCAAAGACGGCTGCTGCTCCTTTACTGGCTAACGCAGAGCAACAAACCGCTGCTGCCGCTGTCGGAGGCACTTTAGGTACTGCTGTAGGGGATAAGGTAGCTGAAGAGACTGAAAGCCCCTTGGCAGGGACTATTGCTGCTCTTGCTACAGGTATGGTGGGAGGTACCGTGGGGGCGCGAGGTGTAAGGGCTCTTGACAAGACACAGCCTCCACCTCTGACCCTTAAGCAAATCAAAGCTAGGGCTCAAAATCAGTATCAAAGCATGGAGCAAGAAGGTGTCACTCTGAGGCCCCTGAGTGTCCAGAATGCTTTAGTGAACGCTGAGAAGGCCCTGAAGGACGAGAACTTCAACCCGCTCATGGAGAACCACAGACCTGTACAGCAGGTTATTGACCAGATGAAGACCATGGCAGGTACTCAACGGGTTCCCTTCACTACCTTGGAGCAGATGCGCTCTGCGGCTGTGGCCTTGAAGAATGACAACAACGAAGCTACCCGCAAGTACGCAGGGGCTCTTGTAGAAGAGTTAGACAACTACATCGCTAACCTTAACGGTAGGGACTTGTTCCCTGGCTCAGGAGGTATCGACAAGGCTGTGAAGGCTGTCACAGAGGCCCGCAAGGACTGGAGGAACCTCTCTAGGGCTTCTGTCCTTGAGGACATCCTTAACTCCGCTGAGAACGCCAGTAGCGACCCTACGGTGTCCAAGCAGCAGCTTATCCGTACCAAACTGAGAAGCCTTGTGGCGGATAAGCGAAAGATGAGGGTGTTCTCCACTGAGGAACAGAACGCTATCAAGTCTGTCGTTAACGGAGGCGCTGCTGACGCTTTGATGACCCTTGTGGCTAGATTCAACCCTCAGCGTAGTCAACTGATGCTTGGGGGTCAGGTAGTTGCAGGTACTCAGGCTCCAGTAGCAAGTGCCGTATCGGCAGCTTCTGGCTTCGCTGCGGACAAACTCTTAGGCGTGAAGCGTACCTCTGAGCTTAACAGACTCATCTCCGACATCGGTAACGGGAATGTCCGCCCAAGAGCCCCTGTGTACGGCTGGAGAGGAATGCTATCTAACCAGCCGATCACCGAAGAGGACTTACAGGTTATCAAGGGGCTTCAATGATTGACAACATCACAGCACAGCTCAGGCGAGATGAAGGTGAAGTCCTCCATGCCTACCAGGACCACTTAGGCTATTGGACTATCGGAGTTGGGATATTAATAGATAATCGGAAAGGGGGTGGTCTTCTACCAGAAGAGAGCGAGTTCATCCTTAATAACAGGATCGCTCTGCGGACTAGGGCACTTCGGGAGAAGCTCCCTTGGTTCGACTCTCTGGACGAAGCCCGTAAGGGTGTATTGACAAATATGGCGTACCAGCTTGGCGTAGAAGGGCTTCTGGCCTTCAAGAATACCTTGAAGTTCATCCAGCAAGGGAACTACCTCATGGCTGCTGAGAACATGATGCTAAGTAAGTGGGCTTCTCAGACCCCGGAGAGGGCTAAGAGGCTCGCTCGTCAGATGATTACAGGACAGTGGCAGTAACTAACCAAGGAGTATTACTATGAACTTTGATACCATCTCTAACGTGCTCGACATCGTTACTAGCGTTGTCGGTACGGCTTCCGTGATCGCAGCCATCACACCCACCCCCAAGGATGACGCTATCGTCGCCAAAGTGCGTAAGGTTCTTGACCTCTTCGCCTTCAACTTCTGGAATGCTAAGAACAAGTAAGACCGTAGAGTAGAAACAGAAAAGCCCCTTGGAGCAATCCTTGGGGCTTTTTCTTTGGGGCAGCCCTAAAGAGCTACGCTAGTTCGTTCCTTCGGAACTAATCAAACATAAAGGCTACTGTAAGGATACCTAGATGCAGGTACCAGACATTGACCACCTCTCCGTCATCTGCAAGGATGTCCTCTACGGTTTCCCCATAGTAGATCGTATCGGCTTCCAGGCCGACCACCAAGCCTGCTTTCCATTCAAAGTCTACGGTCATTCAATACTCCCAATGTATATAAGGCATGGAGCGAACCTGAGGGAACGCCATACGGAACTCTTCAGGGCTGATGTCTCTACCAACATTCACCTCAACGAACTCTTCCTGCTCTAGCTTAAGTTCAGCTTTGAGCTTCACGCAGGCTGGGCAGTTATCTTTGGTATACACGATCATGCGTGACATGCAACACACTCCCCGGAGCTAGCGCTGACGCCAGCCTTAGTACGAACATAGTAGAGACTCAAGATATTCTTATCCTTAAAAGCTGCCTTGTGGACAGCACTGATGTACTCTTCAGGGTCTTCAGCCCCAAAGAACAGGTTAATGGATTGTCCCTGACAGATGAAAGACTGACGGTCAGAGGCTTGCTTCAGGATCACCATAGGATCAATCTCAAAGGCAGTCTTGAAGACTTGCTTCTGCTCATCGGTCATCCAATCCACATGCTGCACTGAGCCATCCTTAGAGGCAATCTCCAGGAGAGTCTCCCGGCTATAGACCCCAGCAGCCTTCATGATGTCCAGAAGCTCTGGCACCACCCGAATAGTCTCCCCTCCTGCTCCCTGTTGAACGAACACGTTACCGATATAAGGCTCAATCCCCTGAGAGACTCCACCCATGAGCTGACTAGTGCTCATCGTAGGTGCCACAGCAATCCGGTGAGTGTTCCTCCGTCCGTAGCCTTTGCAGTACTCAGGCTCTCCAAGCTCCTTAGCCAAGAACATACTTGCGTTCTCTGTCTCAAGGTTCAAATACCTAAAGATGTCCACGTTAAGCTTCTGAGCCTTGTAGCTCTCAAACGGAATCATCCTCTTGTGCAGCAGGGAATGCCACCCAAGCACTCCAAGGCCCAAGGCACGGGACTTCTCAGTAGACCGGATGGCCTTCTCAAAGCCCTTCTTACCCTTGGCCTGCTCCAAGAAGCAAGACACCACACAGTCAAGGAACACCGTGGCTACAAAGACTGCATCAGTGTCTTTCCACTCATCGTACTTCTCAAGGTTCATAGAAGCCAGGATACAGGTGAATGTTTCCTCAGGGCCGCTATGAAGCATGATTTCAGTACACAGGTTGGAAGCCTTCACGTCCAGCCCATGCTGCTTGTACATCTCCGGTCGGGCTTCTGCTACCTTGCCGGTGAACAGGAAGTACCCCTTGCCGGTGAGCATCTTGAGCTTCAGAGCCTTTTGGTACCTCTCCAGAGCGTCAGGGTGCCCACCATCGAGCAGCTCCATGAACTCATTGCTGATCGTCCAGCCTACGTTAGCGTCATCAGGGTTGTTCTTCACCCATTCAGCCAGCTCGTTGAAGTCTGGATGGTCAATCGGCAAATAACCCGCCCAAGCCCCCCTACGGGCTACCCCTTGGGTGACACGCTTCATGGCATCTACGTACGTTTGAAATACAGGGAGTACACCAGAGGCAGTGCCACCAGTACCAATACGAGAGCCGCGAGGGCGAATGTCACCAAGATAACCTGAAGTGCCAAAACCATTCTTGGTGAGGACAGCCGTATCCACAAGTTCCGAATAGAAGTCAACAACGCTATCTCCAATGTATTGTCCGCTACAGGCCACAGGCATACCCTTGTTGGTCCCCAGGTTCGCCAGAGTGGGCGTAGAGGGGCTCAACCAGCCTTTCCAGATGACATCGTAGAACCTCTCACCCCACTCATATTGGTTCCCTGGAGCGTGCTTAGAGGCCGCGTGGGCGATTTGCAAGGCTCGTTCCTTGAATGACCCTGCACCTTCCATGTACTTACTCTTGAACAAAGCCCAACCAGGGGTGTTATACCATTCAGGAAGCCACCCTTGAGCCTGCAGTCGCTTACGCTCAGCACTCAGGAACTCATATTTATTCTCTTCTTTACTCATGTCTTGCAAATTCTCCATGTATTTCAATCCGCTTTTTCCTCACGAACTCAGCAGCTTCTTCTTTGGTGTGGCACATCTTTGCGTAAACGCGGTCCTTGTGTTTCACAGCTCCGCGCCATCGTTGGAAATGCTCTACCCAGCAGACACCCTTAATCCCGCTCGTGTTGTGTTTAGGTCGTTTCGTATTTACCCAATTTTGCTGTTTTGTCGCTTCCCTGAGATTCTCTATATGGTTGTTTGTAGGGTTGCCGTCGATGTGGTCAACAACGTCTTCAGGCCATCGCCTGTGACACAGGAAGAATATAACCCTGTGTGCAAAGATTCGAGTACCGTTGACCATTGTCCTATAGCGGCCCTCGCCGTTTAACGCCCGTACCAGTCTACGATACTTGAGGTCTACGAGTTCCCCGTCGAAGTACTTGTATCTTTCAAGTATCGCCTGTTCTAACTCACCAAACGAAGGATCGTTCATTCCATTTCCTATGGTAAGACGAGCCAACCTTGGCGAAGAAGTCATGAATGGTCGATGTGGTCAGACCAATATAAAACCATTCACTGATGTTATCCCCGTCAGTCTCAAAAGCATCCTCAAAGCCCAGATTCTTCAAGCACAGGTTAGCCCTAGAGTTCACAAAAGCCTTCATGCCCTTGGCGGTGATCCCTTCAATGTCCCCGTGAGAGAACAGAAGGTCAACAATCCGGTGCTCATGCTCCACAAGGGCCTTAGCAGCCTCCAGGACTTTAGAGCGCATCCAAGTCTTGTCTACCTTGTTCTCATCACAGTACGTCCTAAAGAGCCAGGAGCCTGCCTCATGGTGGATATTCTCATCTCGGACTGAGAAGTTAATCCCAGCCACAAGGTTACTCAGCTTGTTCTTACCGTTGCTCTGAAAGTGCTTTAAGAAAGCAAAAGACGAATAAAGGATGCAGCCTTCCATAAGACTAAAGACAGCAAGACTGAGAGGCACATCATTGGAATCAACCACAGAATCAAGAAAGGCAATTCGCCCAGCAAGAACCGGATCGTACCGCCAAGAGTCATGAAAGTCCTCAGAAGCCAAGCCCAGCAGTTCATTAATCCGGTTGTAAAAGCGTGCATGTACGTTGCTCTCAAAGTAGGCAAAACAGTCTGCCATCAGTTCAATATCAGGGTGTTGGAAGTTAGGCTTCACGGTCCCTGACCAGTACTCTGAGCCCACAATGAGTTCGTATTTAGTGAACAGCTTCAAGGCTGTTGTAATACCGTGCCGCTCCGCTGCGGTGAACTCTGTCAGGACTGAGTGAACGTCCTTTTCAAGATCAATTTCATCCCAGGTCCAGAAGACTGCCGACTGACGATCAGCGAACGCTAGCGCCTCTGGATAGTCAAACGTGTAGACGTGTTTCTTTTTTAGTAGGTTACGCATTCTTCCTCGCAAAGTCACCGTGATATAACGCCCGTGCCTCATCGGCCACTAGGCAGGCTTGTTCAAAATCAGAGTAGCGGCCTAAGTTTTTACGCTTGTAGTCTACGTAGACATACGCTAAATACTTCCCTCGACTCTTGTCCCAGCAGACCCCTTTATGCCCTGTGCTACTACGCGCACTAAGTTTAGCATTCATGATGTTCTGCTGGTGAGTCACCGCTCTCAAGTTTGATCTCTCGTTGTTTGTTCTGTTCCCGTCGATATGGTCAATACATTTAGGAATGTAGCCGTCCAGAAGGGCGAAGACTAACTGATGTTCTCTGTACTTTTTACCTTTGAAGGAGCAGCGTCTGTAGCCCATGTCATCGACCCAGCCGACCCGTTTCCCTTCACGGTATACAGCACCATCCCGGTACTCAAAGTACTCCTTGATCTTCTCTAGTTCCTCACTCAAAGTCATCAATAGCGTTCTCCAGCCTCTCAAGATCGTCCTCAATTTCAAGGGTGAAGTACTCAACGATCTGCTCTGAAGTAATCCCTAGCAGTTCGATCAGAGTAACCTCATCCAGTTCCTTGAGCTTCTCTTTCAGTTCACTTAAGGTCAACGGAGGCATCATCAGGCACCAAAGTAAAAGACACAATCTCAGCACCTTTCCAAAGGTTACTGCCCCCGTGGTAGCTCACAGCCTGTCGGGCCTTCCCTAAAGTACCGTAGAGCTTGGCTCCTTGCAGCTTTTCGGTACTCTTCCGGTGGCCTCCTTGGCCCCAGTGACCGTTAGAGAGCTTGATAGCGTAGACCTTCATACTTTTCCTTCCACAAGTTTACCGATCTTTGAAGCACACTCAGGGCAGATATGAATGTGCTCTCCGCCCTTCCTATAAGTATACCAAGCCACCATAGGTTCTCCTTTACTGATCTTCCTGTCACAGCTCCGACACCAGGCCACCTGTAAGGCCGGACGGTAGACTGGATTGTTAATTTCACTCACCCATTCATCCTTTAAGAGTTTTCTACGTTCACGATGCTTCATTCACCGTAAGCCTCAATGAGCTTATCGAGATACCACCGAGCCTTCTTCAAGTCCTCCAAGCCGTTCTTGTCCATGAAACGCATCAGGTACTGCATGAGCTGTACGTAGTCCGCAATGAACATACCATCCGGTAGAACCTTATCTGCAGCCGCGGACTGTTCTACCTTTGTGACTAACTTCTGGATGACATCACGGACCTCAATCCCCTTGTCCTCAAAGAGCATGTAATGTTTAGGCTTACTTACAGTGTCGTACCACGTTCCTTCAAGTTCCTTAAGCACCGGAGGCTTCTGGTCCTCATGGTCCTGCCAGAAGACCTTACTGTCGGAGCAGTAGTTAGAGAACTCTCCTGTCTTCTTGTTGTACTCACAGGAAGCACAGGAGTGCTTATACATATCAGACGTATGTGGCATGTCCTTATAGTAACACGTTGTGCAGTCTTTAACAGTCATATTCATCCCCATTGTTCGGCCATTGCGTCTGCAACGCCCTGAAAAGTCTTGCTACGAATCTTCCACCTGTCAGGACCGGGAGAAGCTCTGTGGATCATACTCCACTGCTTGTACTCTTCGGTTCCCTTCGCAGGAGGCTGTAGTTTATCAGTTGGCTTCAAAGGAGGCAATCCGATAAGTTCAAACCCTGTGGCCTTAAAGTACGGCTCCCCGAACCACCACGGCTGTACGATCTGACGAGGACCAGGATTGATCCTCTTAGCAGCATGACAGTGCATGATGGGGTTCTCAATGGCCCGCTTCGGAATCCAGTGAGCGTCCCTCAAGGCCAAGTAAAGCTCCACACCCTCATCAAGCTCCTTCCACATGCTCTCTAAAGTACGACCCTTGGGAGGCACCGACAGCCACCGGACACCGCTGTTGGTCAGTCTGGTACAGGGAGGATGAGCGATAAGCAAGTCCCAGCCCCCTGAAATAGCGTCCCTAGCATCCTCTTGGATATGATACTTTGAGCCGTCATCGGCAGGCAGAAGGTCGCAGCTCCAGGCGTTATGGCCCTTGGCCCTGAAGGCTTCTCGGACCACTCCAGAGGACTCACAGGCTACCAAGACGTTCATCCAAACTTCCTTTTCAGATAGTCGAGACTGACGAACATTTCATCGAAGCAACCATCTTGCACTTCATGTAGGACAACGATCCCTCGCCAATAAGAATTTGAGAGTTTGCTCATGTACTCTTCATCATGTTGGTAGCAAGAGCCTGCAATGATAGCACACAGGTTCTTACCGTCCGCTCTCCGGCTGTACGCAACCTGACGGCCTTGTTGATGTCCACATACGGCCGACATGTGGAGCTTACTAAGAATAGCAGCAGGGCTTCCTGCCGGCCTTCCCATAGCACCTACCGTAAGGTAATGACAGAATACCACCCCGTTAAGTATGAATGGCTCCAAAAACGGAATCACCTCCCAGTCCTTCAAGTCCAAGTGGTCATACGACATCAAACCTTCAAGCATCGGGTTGTTGTTGATTGCTCGTTGTAGCCTGTTGCTGTGATTACCCATGAGGAATACCAGCCGAGGCTTGTAGACCTTATGCTTTGAGTCCCTCTGAGCCTTCTGCAAGTCCTTCAGGGGTTGAAGAAGGAGCCTCATTCCTTCGTTACCAGCCTGAACATCCTGCACGTAGCGTTTACCCTCAAAGAATTTAGAGCCGGGTTTATCGTGGCTGGAAAGGCTAGGGAAATCGAAATGATCGCCCAAATGTACTACAACGTCAGGCCTGTAGTCGCAAATGGCTTCCCCCACCCAAGTAAGATGATTGAGAGGTACATCAGACCGGCATTGGGTATCCGGTATGCAAAGAATTTTTAGCGGTTTTTCCATTGGCTCTTAGCACCTCTACTAGAGTTTACAGAGTGAGACACCCACTGCATATTATCAAGAGTATAACCTTTAGAAGAGTCGATCCGGTCAACGGAAGGAGCTTTCTTAAGGTCAAAGCCACTAGCTACGTACTGATGATACAAGCAGAGGAACATCGGAGAGCAGTTAGCCCACTCGTAGAACTCTTCCTTCGGAAGAATCTCTAACCCAAGATACAAGTGCGATTTCTTCTTCTGGATTCCTGTTACTCTACTTTTCATATTACGGTAAGTACGCATCAGGTAGCCAGGAAGTGTCTTCTCGTACACCTTACAACGATCCATATGCAGTTGAGCATTCTTGTCGTAGTAGCGTTTACGTGCGTGCTTCCTAGCTTCCTTACGTTCTTCCTCCGTCTTGTACTTCGGAGGTGGAGCCATCAGTCCCTCAGCCCCGCAACCGTAGAGCCGCCAAAGAGGTCCAACTGGCGTTCCTCCCCTGGAGTGATCTTACGAGCCCACTCATCCAAAGCATCGAACTGGACAGCCCAATCAGCAATCTGTTCCTCCTGACGGTCCTTGTCCTCTTCCTCAGTATCCCGGTAGAAGTAAGGACCACTCCAGCGGTCAAGGTCAGAGTCCGTCCACGGCTGGTACTTCAGAGCCACCTTGGAGCTGATGTCGTAGCCATAGGCAAGGCTGAGGAACTTCACAAAGTCCTGCAGCAGCTTAGGCCAAGGAA